ACTACAGAATCTTCTATACCATATAGTTTAATCATTTCTAAGACAGATGTATAGTCTAATCCAATAATTCCACCCATACCTACACGCCATTGTGTCTGGCAACGTAAAAACATTTCTAGATATATCCAATTTTGTTTTAATACATAAAAATTATTATCTACTTGTTTTTTTTCTGTAGTTATTCCTAATACTGCATCATCTTCTGCTGTTTTATCTATGACAGTTGAGCCAACAGCCCAATACTCACCTGCCTGTATTAGTTTTTTTTATATATTTCCTCATTTGACTGCATAAAACATACACCTACTGCTGCTGCAAATCCTCTTACTTCTAATAATTTATTTAATGTACTTTTATTAAAAGGTACTTCTGATCCATCAGTTGCTTCCATATCTTCCCAACCGATCAAAACTTCTTTAGTTACATCAATTTCATCTATTTGTTTATCATCAACCATTTTTACCATTTCTCTAAATCTAGATTGCGAAATATTTTTAAAGTGTGCTGTAAATATTTCAGTTGACACTTCTCCATCTTTATTTACTCTAACTTCTACTTTCCATTTATAAAAAGGTTTTTGGTCAATAACAAAAGGCATGAAAATTTAGTATCTACTAACTAGGGTATACCCTTTTTTAAGTATAGACAAGGCTAAATTCATTTTGTCCAGCAGATGTTGGTGTTGCGTAAAATGGCAAGTTAAGCATCGTTATACCATCCGACTCTTCATATGTTGGCTGTCCTAAATCTGTCTGTGGACAAGATACAGTTACCTTATTACCTGCTGTTGTTCCATGTAACCATGTGTTTGTGCCAGTTGATGTGCCAGTGTAATCTGTAAAGAAGTTATGACTTGATAACGCTACATTTTCTATAACAGCATTACCTGATGGTCTGCGGTCTGTAATTAATACTTCTTTTGTACCACCTACTAGTTCTCTATAAATTACTTCATTATTAAAATCTAGATTCCAAGATTGTAATGCTGCTGAAAAACCAAATATAGAAAAATTTGTTGTACTTCCATTTTTAAAAATTAACGGTGAAGCTTGATTACTTTTTGTTACAGTAGGTGATGCATCATCAGTAGGTGCTGAAAATAAACCAGTTAAAGAAAAAGAAATTTTTGGTACTTGATTTAATTCACAATTTATACTAAATGTACCTCTACAACCTGTCACAATTTGTCTAATACCATCATAGTTAACAAAAATAGTGACACTACCATCTGGTGAAGCTTCTGGAGCATAAGTAACAGTATTACCGCCTGTTGTTTCTTGGCTAAGTCCACAAGCTTCTAATATTGGCCCATATTTAGGCGCAGTACCAGCAGTACCAGAGCCAGCCATTTCTACATCAAAAGTAATATTAACTCTTGTATTAGCTGGTATTACTTCATAATTACCCATATATGGCCTTATTACTTCTCTCGATACTTCATCACTTACAATTGGTTCTACGTTTAAATCTATAACCTCTACATAATTAGCTGAACCACTAGGATTTGCGTTGGTTCCATAACTAGATTCCGCTTTTGCTAATATGCTTCTTAGTCTATGTCTTTTTGGCATTGTTAGATTTTATTACTATGTTTATATAATATATGTTTTTAGTGATAAACACCATCTATTGCGTCAAATCATCTATTTCTGTTCTATAACGCACTATATATTCAATACCAGTAACACCGCCAGGCTGATCTGCGTCTAACAATTCAAATGAAGTGTCGGATGGTTGTATATCAATAGCTAAATTATTTACTGTCAAATCTGCCATAACTTTACTATGTGCGCTTTCTACAATTGGGTCTGACACCTTATCAGGTACATCACCTCTTACTATTACACTTATTCTTATTGTCAAAAAATGATCTAGAGTAGGTAATGATGTGTTTTGTTCGACAGTATCACTAACAGGTTCAAGTATTAAAGCAGGTGATTCACCTCTACTTAGTGGCACTACTCTACTTCTATAAATACGTGTACCTACCGAAGTTGTATTAGCAAGTGTTGTTAGTAACCTCGCCATAATTTGTTCACGTTTAGTAGTCATGTTTTCTGTAAACTAATTTCAACAAAACTACCATCGTCTAATTTTCTAACTTCTCTTACTGTATAAGCAACACTATTAACTGTAATAGATGCACCTGCAATTAAAGTACCAAAATCACTAGTTTTTGCTGTTAATTGGTAATCTGTACTAACAATTTGATTACCTGCCAAAACTAAATCTGGTTGCTCTAATATTGCATTTGCAGTTGTAGAACCTGATGTACAACTTACACCAAAATCATCAAGGTATGCAGATAGTGTTGTACTGTCCTCAACAAGTGCCATTATTTTTTAATTGTTGTTTTTTTTAGTTTTGGTGTTTCTTTATATTCTTCAACTTTACCAATACTAATAAGGAAAGTAGCATCTGCACTAGATAAATCATAAGTTTTGCCAGCTTCTAATCCAACACCACTTGCGCATACATTTTTTAGGCATTTAATTTTCATAAAAAAAAGGGGTTGTTACACCCCTTATATTAAAGCACTTATGTGGTTACGTCTAAGATTGCAGCAAAAGATTGTGCGTGTCTTACAGCAACATCAAATGCAACTACACCTTTTATAGATACAAGGTTCTTAGCAAAATCATCAGAATCCTCACCTGCTGTAATTTCAATACCAGATCCGTATAGACCTAAAATTGCCTGTGAGAAGTCACCCATAACAACAGCAGAACAAGAACCACTTGTAGAACCTTTAGTAAGGTTGCTAGGTACTTGGTTTGTCATTGCTAAAGGATAACCATTTACAGCAACAGGTGTAGCACCTCTACCTAATGCCTGTAGGTTGTTGTTGACTAAGTACTCACCGCCAGATGTTTTAAGTTTCTTAATAGCACCCATTACCTTAGCATTAGTTACATAAGAAATATTATCTGCATTTACACCTGCGTTATCTTCCATAATTGCAGTTTCTAGGTCAATTAAGGCATCTACTGTAATAGCATTACCATTAGTACCCATTGCAACTGAACCAATACCAGATGTTTGCATAATACCTGTAGGCTGTCCTGAAGAACCAGTACCATTTAGTATTCCTAAATCAATACCTAAATTAATACCCTCAGAAATGTCTCTCCTTACAAGATCTTCAATTCCTGGTGTTGCTTGTATAAGCATATTCCTAGAGAATTTTGACAATGTGCCTAAAGTCTTAGGTGTCATTGAAATCTGGTCAAATGTACTTTCTGACTGAGAGAGTGCAGCAGTTTCACTTGATAGGAAGCCAGTTGATGCAACACCTGATCTTCTAGGTATCGCAACATCACCAACTAAACCTGATAATGTTTGTACACCTAAACCAACCATTACAGTTGAGTTTCTAAGTGCCTCAATAAAGTCATCAGCAAGTAAATCTGTTGCAACAATGTTACCGCCTGTTGTAGCACCTGAAGTTACGTAAGTAGCTCTTTTAGCTAGATCTTCGTAAGTATATGCAGTTCTTTGTACTAAACCGCTATATGGAATAAATAAAGATCCATTTCTTAAACCCTTACCAGAATCTTTTGCTATTTGTTGTGAAATCTCTCTAGCAAAACCTGATGCCTTATCAGACCAATCACCTGTTAAAAGACCTCTAATTCCAGCAGAAAGTTTATAGTCTTTTGCGTACTGTTTCCTTTCTTGTGAGGATAGCTGTTCTTCAATAGGCTTTGCAGTTTCTACAGGTTTTGCATCTATTCTTTCTAAAATAGCTTGTCTGCATGAATCTACAGAAGAACCATTGTTAATTAACTGTTCAGCAAGGTCATCAAAACCACGCTTAGAACACATTGCATTGATCTCTCTAATTCTTGTACGCTCTGCGGAAGCAGCTTTTTTTGTAGCTTCACTACGCACAACTTCTAGATCGAGTTGCTCTTTTTCCATAGTTAGTTGTTTTTTAGAATTGGGATGTTGTGCGTCAGTTGACGCTGCGTATACACGCTTACTGTCTACTATATCTTGTTTTTCTACACTAGGCATAGTGTT